TGTTTATACTTTGAATTTGATTAGGTTTATCAGAAGCTTGTGTAGGAGCTTGTTTTTTACTTATTTTATTTTTTACAACTTTAACTTTTCCTGATTTACCTGTAAATGTTGTGTCAGCTTCACTTCCTGCTAATCCAAAATCTCTATCATAATCACCTTTAAAACCATCTCCTTTATCATAGAATTTACCTGCTTTACCTTTTGCAGACCATGCAGACATACTAGCACCTATAGTTCCTTGCGCAACACCACCTGCTCCACTTGCTATTAATGTTCTAGTTATGTTGTAATCAGACATTAAACCGGCATCTATCTCAGCAGTTTGACGTAATAAATCTGCACCACCACCAATCGTTGCACCTATAGTACCTTCTTTTATACCTATGTTTAAAGCAGCTTTTTTAGCAGCATTTAATTGAAATTGTTTTTTAGTAAGTTCATTAATAGCTACTTTACTAGCTTCTCTTGCTACAACTTTTCCAGTTCCAAGTGTGTATAAATTAATAGGGTCAACTATTAAAGCAGGAATAAAATCTTTAGCCCATTTGGTAAAACCAATTGTTTTTGAACCAAAATAAGGAAGGTCTGCGTATACTTGAGTTATTTCTGCCCAATCACCTTTATATTGTTCATCTTTAGCTAACACTTGTCCTACATCATTTACAATCCCTATTGTATTGTACTCACTCCAAATTCTGTCTTGATAAAATTTTTCTATTAATTCTTCTTTAGAAAACTCATTAATGTTTTTACCACCTGTTATAGAATTGTTTATATCTGTTACACCACCTGAATAATATCTTTTTAATGTTTCTTGAAATTTATCAGATTGTAATTTATCTAAAGCAAGTTTTTGACGTTCAGCTTTTTGCATCCTGTCATAATTAGCTCTTTCTATTCTATTTCTTCTGTTTTTCTTACGAGATTCAAAACCTATTTTTGTTGGTGAAGTTGCTTCTTCTTCTTGTATATTTTTATTGGGGTCTAAAAATGAAAAATCAAATGCCATAAATTATTTTAAATATTGTTTTACTAATTCGTCTAATTGTAAAGTATCTATATTAAATGCACCTGCTAATGCAATTTTAGCATCTTCAGTTAATACTCTATTATATAATTCCATATTAAATGGAACACCTGTAATTTGTTCTAAAGCATCAATAAAATAATTTTGTTGTTTTAAAACACTATCACCTTTTTTAAATACACCCAAAGGTGTGTATGTTTCAATTTGAGGCATAGTAAAGTTTTGTATATTGGAAGAAACATTATCTATTAATTGTTGTCTTTGGTCAGTAAAATCTTGTATGTTAACACCTGCTTCTGTTAATATTTTAGTTGCCAAAGCTCTTCTTTTTACACCATCAGATTTAACGTCTGACCACTCTGGTTCATTTAAAATATTTTGAAATGGTTCACTTTCCATATATGCATCTACAGGATTTGTTAATGTTCTTTCTGCTTCTTGTTCTATACTTGTAACCTGTTCTTTAGTAACACCTTTAGCCGCTTTAGAAACTACACTTTCTTCAAACTCAATTGCTAAATCAGCACCTGTTGTTGTAAGCACATTTCCACTGTTTATTAAATCAGCACTAGCTTTTAACCATAAAGAGTTATCATATTTTTTAATAGTGTCATTATAAACTTTATTTAAAAATTCATTTTGTTTTTCAAACCAAGCATTTTTTACATCTGGAGTATCTAATTTATCAAACTTTTCATTATTTTTTAACCAATTTAAATATTGTTTTCCAACATCTTGTTTAATTAAATTGCTAACAAAAAAAGCTTTTTGACCTTCGTATTTTTGTTTAACACCTGTTAATTTTGTAACTAATAATTCTTCTATATCACTAACAACAGATAAATATTCTGGAGCTTGTAAAGGAGCTTGATAACCACTTGCTTCATATTTTTTAGCAGTTAATTGGTCAGACATTAAACTTTGATACGTGTCTTCACTATTCGTAAACTTTAATATTTCTATTCTTAATTCATCATCTCTATTAGTCCAGTTACCGTTCATAATTTCATCTTTTAAAGAACGGATAGCACCTTTATCTTCAAGAGTTTCATTCATGTTTTTCGTTACATTATTAAAAACAATTGCTAACTCTGGGTATTTGTCTACAGCTTCTTTTTTTAAAATAGTTTTTTCCAAAACACCATCAACAGTATTTTCATCTATAGAAAAATATTGTGTAGTAAACATATCTTTTTCTTCATTTTCTTTTCTGTTTTTTTCTCTTTCTTCAAAATTAGACAACGTTCTGTATTTATTATTTAATTTTTTAATTAATTCTGCATTTTTAGAATTATTTTTATTACCAAAAATAGAACCTAATGCATTACCACCTTGACCAACACCTCTGTCTGCTCTCATAATATCTTCAATTCTACTTAATTCAGAAGTATTAGAAGCAGTGTCAATTCCTTTGTCTAAATTAAATAAAACTATTTCATTTACTTCTGAAGGTGAATTTAAATAACGCATTTTTTTACTACCTTCTTCAGGTGGTAAAGGTTCTATAAAAGAATTTGCTTGTTTAAAATATTCAGCTCCAGATTTGGTGTCTAAAACTTTAGATATATTTTCAAATCTACTTGTTTTTTGTAATTCACTTCTTTTATTTGCATCTTTAATAGCGTCTTTTGCTTTAAATTCATTAAATATAGAAGCAAAACCTAAAGCATATGAACCATCTTTATCAGCAAAACCCGGTAAATAATCTTTATAAAAAGCAGGTAAATTAGTTTCTTCTATATTATATTTATCCCTATTATTTTCTATTTTAGTAATTGCATCAATTGCTTCAAATTTACCAGTGTGATAAGACACAGTTTTATCTACGTATTTACCACTTAAATTAGGATGTTTACCTTCTAATATTTCTTGATTAACTGTTTTAATATCTTTAGTTAATAACAATTGATTTAATTCTTGAACAGCTTTATCTTTTTTATTTGCTATATTTTGATTGTAAATTCTTGATAATGCAGGGTTTACATTTTTTTGTAATACATTTATTAAGTCAGAAGTTTCAGTAGTTGTTGCAGTATTAACTTTACCTGCAAATGTAGAACCCATGTATTTATTTGTTACTCTTGATTTATATGCCATAATTATTTGTACCCATATTGTGTAAATTTATTTTTAGCTACAGTGTTAACTTTGTTAACTGGTTTTAAATTATTTTTATAATTTTGATACCCTTCAGCACCAATAGTTCCAATGTTTAATAACAAGCCAGTCCTACTAGGCATTACTACTGGTTTAATACTGTTGTATCTTCTTTGTTGTGCTGCGTAAGCTTCTTGTTCTTGTCCCATTAATTTAATTACATCTGTTTCGTAATCTCTTGCAACATCTAAAAATTGCATATCGTAAGTGCCTGTAATGTCTTGTATAATTTTATCACCATTACCTGCGTTCATGTTTAAAGCTTGTGCTTGTTTTTTATTATTTTCTTGAGAAGTTTTAAAATCTGCTACCTTTTTTTCTCTACTAGCAGAAACAGCTTCTCTATCTATTTTAGATAAATCATTTAAATATGCTTGGTCAGAATTTTTTCTTGTTAGTTCATTAGCTTCTTCCTGTCCTTTAGCTATAGCTCTTTCATTTCTATAACTAACTATCGCTGTTCCTATTTTTAATGCAGTTACTACATCACACATAATTAATTATTTGTCTCCTTCATCATTAATAAAAATGGCATTTTACCAAAACCATAATCTCCTATTTCAGTTTTTGGTTCAAAGCCTAAATACTGAAGCCATTTAAGTGACTTCCAATTTCTTTTGTCTACAAAGTTATAAAGATATTTATAACCTTTACCCATCTCATCTATCCAATACGGACATTCTTTTATAAATTGTTTTGTATGTTTAAACAGTGTTTCACTAGACAACATCCATGCTACACCATATTCAGGCTCAGCACACTTAGCAACACCAAACATACCGATAACACCTTCATCTGTGGTGCCTATAATACTATAAACTTTACCATTAGGTTCCGTAAATGGAAATACTAAAGCTTGTAAAGGTGAAGAGTTGTTAGATGCTCTAATCTCTGCACGGTCAGCTTGGCGTATTCTAGGTGCTAATTCTAAAGTATCTTTTAGTATAGCGGGTCGTACGTAATTTTCTCTGGTCATTTAAATCCTTGTTGAACGATTATGATAATATCCTTCTACTTCTGCACTAGCAATATACATCGGCAGGTGTGAAGAACTTTTAATATCTAATGTAAAATCTGTGTTTCTACATGAAACGGGTACTTTAATAGTACCTGAACTAATAGCCGGTACACCTACTTTACTTGTAGCTGTCCCAATAACATATCCATTCATAAATGAGTAACTTGTGTTTCTACCATTAGGTGTTACTTCAATTTGAAAATAACCTGAAGTTTCATAATTAAATGATATGTTTCTAATTTGATAACGACCTGAAGTAATGGCTACTAAACCTCTACCAGAACTTTCTCTTACATACTGTTGTGACATTCTATATATACTCTCGTATGGAACACCAATATATAAATTTGTGTGGTCGCCTTCTAAAGTATATGTTGAACCACTTGTATTTGTGACAGCATAGTTATTACCATTAACAGCATCAATTGCTATTAAACCTGTTTTAACACCATATGGTGATGTAAATGTTGTTAAATTTGTACTGCTATTATATGTTCCAGTAACATTTGTTTTTAAATCTAAATAAACACCAAATCCTATAGTCGTATCTTTTAAATTTCGTAAATCTATTTTTATTAATTTTGTGTTAGTACCTTCTACTACCATTAAATAAATAAAACTTTCAAAAGACATACCACCTAATATTTTAGCATTGTTAAACACCCATTTAGACCATGCAGTTTGTACTTTTTCACCTCTATCAAAAAAGTATTTATAGATAAATAATGTACCTGCATTAACAGAAGTAACATTGGTGCCAGTTGTGTATGGAGCTATTTGAGTATCTGCTGTATCAGAAGCTAATGCAATCAATGTATCTTCAGTTGTATTACTAATTAATTGGTAAGTATTACTTGGTATTAAATCTTGTACAGACACTGTAATGTCTAAACCGTCATTAGTTAAAGTGTCATCATCGGCAAAATATTCTCTTATAGCTGTATTATTGTTTCTTGCTTGTGAAAAATATGCAAACTTACCTGCTGAAACAGGTTTAACATTATTATTATATTCAAAAGCAGATACTTCATTTAAAACAGCTGATGTAGGGGATATTGTTTCTCCTACACTTCCTAATTTATATTGTGCTTTTTCAGAAAATAATAATAAACTTTCATTAAATGCAACACTATCAAACAATGTGTTAACTTCAGAGCCTGAAGCTGCTATATCAATAGGGTCAGTATCTAAAACTTGTGTTACAGTTTTTGAAAATAAATTAAAAAATTCTGCATTTTCTGTAAAAATTAAATTATCTCTAGCTAATATTCCTAATCTATTTTTATAAAACAATAAATTATTAATTTTATTATTTACAAAACTAGGGTTTGAATTAGTAATACCATCTCCGCATGTTCTGTCAGTCCAGTCTATTTCTTGAAATGTAAATGTGCCATCATTATTATTTATTAATGCATGCGGCATTGTAGAATTATCTAAACCTAAACTAACGCTTTGACCTATAGTTTCTTTCCAAACACCATCTGTTTCAAACTTTACGTAATAATCAGATAATGTATCTCCATCTTCACCGGTAACTTTTATAATACTGTCAGTACTTGCATGATAAGGTAATTTTGTAAAGTCAGATATTTCATCTCTTATAGAATACATACCTGTATTACCAGAACCATCAGCTGTTAACACTGTGTAATTACTATTGCCATCTGTTGAAATACCTCTAATAACACCCGGATATTGAGACATAGTAAAATAATTAGTTACTTCCGAAGATGTTCCTAATCCTTGTGTTGTGCTTAAAGTTGCACCTGTGTCTTCTCTAGTTAATTTAAAAGCAGCATCTGAAGAGGCATCAAAATAATCACTAGACGTACCTCTAAATAAAATATCTGCAATATGTGCTGTATCTCTAAACACAGCATCATGGTTTAAATTACTACCACTTGGCATTTGTAAAGAAGATTTAACAGCATAAGACATGTTGGGATGTTGTACTGTTACAGCATATTCTCTACCATAATTAGATGTTACAACATTAATATAAAACTCTTCTATTTTTGCAGCACTTGTTGTAGTATCTGCTAAAACTGTTTTTGATTTATTAGCAATAAAAGTATAATCAGCAATGTTAACTAATTTAAAATCTGATTTAGGATTAGTTGAAGTTAAATAACTACTACCACTTGCTATTGTTACAGGTAATTCATTACCATTTAAATCCCAAACTTTTACACCACCATTATAAAATGCAACCATATATTGATTGTCTTTGTCTCTTTGTATAGACCAGAATTTAATAGTGTTAGGATATACATTAGTGTTGTCTAAAGTTGCTAAATAATCAAATGGTGGTCTTTTAGATAAACCATCTACAATATTGTTTTGTAAATTTATCTGTTCTTCTCCTTGATTAATACCTCTTTGTGTTGGTGTTTGTTGTGAGATACCATTTAGAAAATTAGGAATACTCTGTGATACGACACCACCCATTAATAAGTCCTTCGAGTTGGTCTATTAATTATTGAATAAGTATTGCTATCACCTTCTAATATATTTACATCTGCTTGTTGGCTATCAGCTTGATGAAATGACATTAATGCTTCATTTTCATCATTACCAATTAATTGAACAATTTGGGCATCACCAAGAAATCTTGCTGCAAATCTTCTTGCTGATTTTTGTGTAATATATTGTCTTGCATATTCTGGAAGTTGTTCAAACTGTTGTACTAAAACTAAATCTACTTGTGGAGCAGATGTAAAAACATCAGTGTGTTTTTCTAAATCATATAAGAAACCATTTCTTAATGTAACGTTTATATATCTAAAGTCTTTACTTGCATCAACTTTAACGCAGTTTGAGGGAAGGGGAATTTTATTATCTTGGTCTAATGCCAATGATTTGTAATTTTCATGTGTATTAAAATGCCATCCTTGAGATTGGATTGACATAGAAGTTTCATCTAAAATATTTTTGGCTGTAGATACGTCTACAGATGTTGTACCTGTAATAGAGTTGACGGGAGCCTCACCTATAACAGACAACATAATGTTTATCGCTTGTAATTCAGTAGTCGGTGTAATTTGTGTTGTCATAATATCCTATAAATAAATTAGTATAGCGGCGGCTTCAGTCTCCCTCTACCGCCACTATAAATATTAAAGTTAAGCTATTAAGCTTCTTTAATTCCTACTGCCGCTTCTGGTCTTAATACGCCATGACCCATAGCATATTTAGCAACCATAAGTGTACCTTGTCTTCTTATATCATATTCGCTTTCAACAGCTAAATCCATAAGTTTTACAGTACCCGCCGCACTTGGGTGTGACACTAAACAAACATAGTTTGATAGGTCAACCGCTTGTGGGTTTGCAATTGTTGCTGACTGTCCACCATCAGGGTTTGCAGTTGTAATTGCAGTGTTTACAAAGTGAGGAGTTGGAATTAATTCAATTCCTGCTACTTTAACAACTTTACCTTCCGCAATTGAACCTTGACCTGAAAAGTCAACGTTAGTTACGTTAGTACCGTTTGCTAATTTGTAGTACTCTTCTAACTTAATAAACGCTTTTCTACCTTCTTTTGGAACGTAGTTAGCATCTAATTGTTTAGCCGCATCAAACAAACTGTCTATCATTGCGTTAGCCGCAGTCGAAGCTGTTGCTGAAGCAATACCAGTGTTTGTAAGTACAGTTCCTGCACCATAGCCACTATCAGCTACGTTTGCAGAAGCTTGTGCTGCTTGACCAATAGTTTGTAAGATGTGCTTATCTTTTTGGAAAGCTAACGCTCTACCAATTTCTGTAGAATAAGCGCTTCTAACATCCCAGTGGTTTTTTGCTTCTTCTATATTACTTAAAAATACAGAAGATAATAGTAAGTCATTAATTGTAATAACTTTTTCGTTGTGGTTCACGTCTGAGCCAGTAATTTCTGCCCCTGCTACATGATAATCCGCACTAACTCTACCCATTACTGGGAAAGTTGCTGACTTACCAGAAGATATACTTCTGACCATTTCAGCACCTTCAGTTACTGAAGCTCTGTCAAATGAAGTAAGAACTTCACCTGCAAAAACTTTCAGAAACAATGCGTCTTCAGTACCAGTTGCATTTACTAGACCTTGTGAAACAGGACTTGCATTTGCCATATTATTTTCCTTTGTTACTGTTATTGTTTATAAAAGCCTCTACATATGTTTCAGTTTCATGTCCAGATTGTCACCCGCAGGTGGTAAGGTTATTACACTTTATTAAATATGTTTTGGCAAGTTGCCCCCTAAAAAGGGTGCACAACTATCTACACTTCCATTTACGTAATGCTAGAGCTTTTCTTGTAGGTTTACCATTAGGTTTTTTCATTGCACCTTTTACTCCAGACATACGTGCACAGAAACTAGCTCTACGTTTGGCTGCTTTAGAACCACGTTTAACTTTTCCTGTGACTGGAGCTTTTAAATTAGCACCAGTTTTTCTTTTAAAATATTTCCTTCCGGCGGCGTTTAAACCACCAGAAGGTGACTGATATTTTTTAGCCGGCATTGACTATTTTTTCTTAGCAGTTTTTGCGGCTTTCTTAAATTGCTTTTTAGTTGGTGCACCTTTAGCTCCAACCTTACGCATTTTCTCACCACTACCCGCAGCTATACGTTTACGTTTAGCGTGGATGTTGGCATATAAACCTTTTTTAGCCATTACTTCTTTTTAGCTTTCATTATTTTTTTCTGTAATGCAGCAGGTAATTTTTTCTGTCCACCTTTTAACATTTTTTTACCTTTAGCTTTTTTCTTTCCGTACATATTTTATCTCCTATAAGTTACTGTTAGCTAATTTATTTTTAACTTCGTTTTGGTATGCCATATCTTTAGCATATCTAGGGTCAGACATAGCTTCTGTTACTTGAGCCCATGACAAGAAACCTTGTTCTTGACTTGGTTGTGCTTTACCTTCTACAAGTTTAGGTTCAACACCATTAGCTCTTTCAAATTGACTTTTGAGTGCATTGACAGCTAGTTTAACTGTGTCCATGTCACCACTGTTTACAGCTTTATTGTAAGCAGTTTTCTCGCCTTCAGTCATATTCTTGGAAGCCCAATCAACCATCTCTTGATATGTTTCATCACCACCAACAGTAGATTTAATTTCATCTGCTTGTGTTTTAGCAATAGCTTCTTGACCGGCAATATAACTATCTACATATTCTTTTGAAATGCCTGCTTTTTCTAAAGCTTCATAAGATTTGGTATCTAACTCACCTTTTTCAGCATACTCTGCTTGTAACGCTGACATATCTAAACCTGCACTATCAACAGCTTTTTCAGCTATTTCTAAATTATTGTCAGACTTAGGAGTTGACTTAGCAACTGGGTCTACTTCTTCTTTTGTTTCTTGAGATTGTCCACCAAGTTTCTTTTCTAACTCTGCATATGACTTTGCTAAATCTTCAACACTGTTGAATTTTTCAGGTAAGCCTTCAGGTTTACTTTGTGCCGACTGTGTCTCGTTTGTTTGTTCTACTGGTTGTTCAATACCAGTTTCTTCTTCCTGTATTTCTACTTTATCTACCATCTAATTATCCTTCTTGTGATTGTTTCATAGCACCTTGTACTGCGGGCGCTATAGCCTTCTCTGCCATCTGCATCATCTGTTGATTTTGCATTTGTTCTTCTTGCTCAGCCTGTTCTTGTGCTAGTTGTTCTTCAGACTTGACAAGACCTTCCGTATCAATACCTAAACCAGTAGCAATACGTTTAATTAAATCCTGAGCATTTAAACTTTGTACTACAGCAGGATTTACTTGTGCTAAGTTTGCAATCTCAGCTACAAATTCTCTTAATTTTTGTAAATCATTTCCTCTACCTAAAGCTTCTACACCTGTTATGATTGTGGGCTTAACAGAATTTTTAGGTAATGAAGGTATCTCATTTGCTTGAGACATACGTTTCATTAATATGGTCACCAAAGGTAATTGAAACTCTTGTGATAGTAATGAATATATACCACCCATAGCAGTTTCTAATTGCTGTGCCATGTATCTAATTTCTTGTGCTGTTACTCTTTCAGCATCTCTTTGTATAGCTGTGTTTAATAAGAAAGCATATGATAATCTTTCTTCTAACTTAGCAATACTTCTCTCTACTACTTGTAAGTCATATTGCTTTTGTGCTTGTAATACTGCTACATCATCTGCACTACCAGTAATTATGTCACCATTTCTAGTATTAGCTAAATCTTTTTTTCTAGTAATAGAGTTAGGTCTTACCATAAATACTACTTTAGAAGATGCTGCTGCACTTTCTACAAGTGATTGTGATAATCCTTCTAATGATTTTAAATCACCTAAAAACTCTTCTACATAACCACGACCATAATCTTCATTGTCTACTCTTACCATTCTTAAAGCTTGGTATGGTAGGCTGTCTATAGGGTATGTACCTTGTGAGCTTTCAATCTTAACACCTTTTACTTCTTGACAAGTGTAAAATTCTTTATCGTTTAATTTGTAAATGTGTGTGTAAAGTTCACACTCTTCATCTGGTTTGTAGTCTTCAAACTGTGAAATTCTTTCTAATGTGTCACCATCTAAATATGTTGGATGAATAGTTTCTTCAATAACTATTTCTACAATGTTACCTGAAGCATCTCTTTTACACACAAAATTTGTTAAAGGAAATACTCTCATAGTTCCTTTTTTAGGTAAGTAAGTTAAGACATTACCTGCTACAATTAAATGTTTTAATGCTTCAAACACACTAACTCTTAATGCAAGTTGTTCTATTTTACTTGAAACTTCTCTTTCAATAGTTGCTAAAGATTTTTCTACTTCAGACTTAATTTCTTTTTGTTGGTCTAAATCTCTTTTAGCGTTACCTGATACTGATAATCTAAAAAATGGGGAATTGGGTGGAAGCAAAAGTAAAAGAAGTTTACTTGCTAAGTTGTTAACGCCTCTTGCGCCAACTGATTGAAATGGATTATATAAATCTGTAGAAGAATGAAAGCCATCTGGTGGTAAAAGTGAAGGTATAGTTAATTCACTACACTCTTGTCCTCTATCTAAAAAGTGTTCTCTGTGTTGTCTTAATGTTTCGTATCGCTCTTTAGCGCTTTGTTGTAACATATTATTATAATGCATAATATTAAGTTATGTTTAAACCTGAGACTGTAGGTATATTTAAACCTGAAGAAGTTTGTAAT